ATACATTCGCATTCGGCGAGTTTATGCGGTCCCCGCCGCGTAGTGACTAGAACTCACTAATATTTCAAGGAGAAACAAATGGGACGCCCTCTAAAAATCGCAAAGGCTCAAGCAGTCTTAACAGTAACTGATACAGCAGAAACCGGCAGTATCGTCACAATATCAGGTGGAAATTTAACTACATCACCTACTGTAGGTGTAGCTAAAGGTATGTCATTTATAGTTGCTACAACTGTTGGTGGATTAACAGCTAACACAATTTATTATGTAAATTCAATACTAACAAATACTACATTTAATGCATCACAGACTCAGTTAAGTGTACAGCCACAAATAATGCAACCATTAACAGACACAACTGGTCAATCAGTTAGTGCTTCATTTAATGTTGTTGATGCATACTTTAACAACCCAGTTGGTGGAACAGGTTTCCCTGCTACTAATGCTAACACATACAGTGTAGTTGGTGGTAATACAGCAATCATTGGTAAACAAGTATTAGCACAAGTTGCTATTGGTATCAGTGGTACAGGTACATTATACACACCTTTAGCAGTTAATACTAGTAATGTAGTAGTTGGTGTAGGTACTGATTTAGCTAACTTAGCTACTGGCGCAGCACTACAAATTGCAGTTGCTAATAATAACGGTAGTACTGATTATGTTAGTCTTGGGTTTGCTTCTGCTACACACGGTAATGTTTCAGTAGCTGTTGCCAATACAACAGTATCAGGTAGCGTTATTGGAACTTCGGGTAATGCACAAACTCTTATAGCAGATATGCCAATACAGTTTAGCGCAAATTTTGGCGGTTTAACTACAGGTACAACATATTTTGTTAAAACTATCGCTAACGCAGCAGCATTCACCGTTTCTACTAGTCAAGGTGGACCGGTACAAGCTGTCACCGCTAATGCGTCAGTAACAGCTAATGCTCTTATGAATCGTGTTGTACTAACAGCCAATGCTAACGTTGTCAGAAGTAATGCTTCATTCATCTATGCTAATGATGAAGCAGGTTATATTGTTCGTCAAAAGGGTAAACAAAAATATCTAGTAACAGGAACAGTAACTGGTTTAACAGCACAATGCTTTACAGCAAACGTTGCAAACACAGCATTGACACCAAACTCAATGCGTATCCTTGCTACATATGCTAATAGTGCTACTCAAACAGTACAAAGTCTTTCTGACCACACTGGTGAGTTGTTTACTGCTACTTCAGGACCAATTGCTACTGGTAATATAGTGTTCCAAAATGCTGCTCCAGTATTTGCAACATTCAACACAGCAGTAGCAGCAAATGCGACTGGTGGACAACCTTACGCAATCGTAACTATTGCTAGCGCATAATATGGCAACCGCATCAAGTAAGGCCGTTAAAATGCAACCTGAAACTGAAATTGCGGTACTTCAAGTCCAAGTTAAGAACATCGAGGATAAAATTGGTGATCTTAAAATGGATTTGAAGTCAATTCGTGATGCCCTAGATGAGAACGCAGAAGAAACTAGACAAATGTTGAAAACTATGCGTGAACAAGATGTTAAGGAACATAGCGAATTAGCTGGAAAGATTTCAGTTTTAGAAAAATGGCGCTGGATGATGATGGGAGCAGGTGTAATAATCGGCTCTATGGGATTCAATACAGTGTCAACATTGCTAAAATAAAAAAAGAGACTTAGGTCTCTTTTTTTGTAAGTGTCTTTAACTTGTCCTGGACAACATCAAAATTCACAGTACTAAACAATCCAGGATGTAATGGCTTGGGATATTGATTATCTCCTACCCATGCATATCCACAATGTTCTTCATTAAGTGCAGGAACAAACTCATCTTCTACCTCACAAAAGAATGTATGATAGGTAAAGGTGTGATTGATGAATTTCTGTATAGGTATTAATTTAGCATTAATTGGAAACATTCCAATTTCTTCCTGACATTCTCTAGCAATACCCTCAAACAGAGTTTCATCATCTTCTATCTTGCCGCCGGGAATACCCCAATTGCCAGGGTTTTTGTTGTCTGTGCGTAATAGATATAGGTAGCGATTTGTTTTACTACTATAAAAGAAAACTCCGGCTGATGTATTGCTCATACTATGATTTATCACAGTATTAGATGACGATAGAATAATCCCCTTGATCATACCATCCTTCGTATGATTTCATCCAAGTATCATCTACAAAACGATATTGGACATTAGTTGTTAAGTTAGTTACATATTCTAATGTAGTTGGGGTTGCAATAGTGCTATCAAAACTTACAAACCATTCTCCAGCGCCGGCATTGTATTCAATAATGTCATTAGCAAATGCTACTACATTACCCCATGCAACAGTGCTATCACCGGGAGCACCAATGTTATCTACTAGAAGATATCTACGTCCATTAACTGGCCCGGGCAATCCTGCATTTGGACCAGTTAATTGAGGGTTTATCACACCGTCAACTGGATCCAATGTATTTTGTGGTAATGTATCAGGGTCAATGTTATAGATTAATAATCTATCATCATTGGGATTAGGTACAATAGTGCCTACAATTTCGTGATCCATAAATGGATTTTGTAGCCAAATTTGACTAATACCTGGTTTAACTGTTCCATACACATTTAACACACTAGACCAATATATATCAGTATTGGGATTATCAGGTAATTCTGTATTAAAATTACTTGGATCAAACGCAACTGCTTGTGGCAATATTTGTAATGTATTTCCCAATAGCAATAATTTGTATCCGTATGGTGTGATTTTTGGTCTAGTTCCTAACAGCAAATCATCATCTTGTATATCAGTTAATGCTGTGCCTTTAAAGATTGATGCAATAATTTTTTCAATAACACCCATCTTCTTAAGTTTACTTGCTGTACTAATCCAAATTGGCATATAGAATTTCCAACTCATAACATCAATTGGATTACCGGTGCCTACTGGAATACTGCGACTACTGAAAGTTAATCCATCTTGGTATACAACACTTAATGAGGTCCAATCAATAAAGTTATCAGTACTTTGTATCTCTAATGCAGGGTTAAACAATGTGCCTAATTGTTCTATTAATTGCAGTTTTTGATTATAGTTTGTAGTCCAAAAATCTACAGTAAGTCTTAATGTATAAGGCACTGGCATTAATCTTTCTACCGTGAATGCCTGTCCTTGCACAGTTTCATATTCTTGTGTGTCGTTATTATAAGATCGTTGTCGAACTTGCACCTTATCAATAAATGTAGGATCTTGTGTTCTGCGTTGATCGTATTCCAATGCAGTAATATAATATGTTATTAGAGGTGCGCTTGGTAAGTTACTGGCACTATTATTAGCAATAATAGTTGATGCCTGTCTGCTGCTATCACCATACATAACAGGAACACGAACTAATATTTCATTACCCGCTGGATCTTTGCCTTTAGTAACTTGCCAGTTACTGAAAATTTTTGCAAATTGAATTAAAAATCTGCGTACCTGATTGTCATAGAAAAAATCTGCCATTATATACTCTTTATACTACTGGGGGCAACGGGTCAGGTGTCAATCCTAAAATAGTTGACAACGCTTGACGTTGCGGAACAAATGTTCCATCTGTAAGTTTTGTTTGCGCCCTATCATTAATAAAGCTAGATTTCTGTGATTTATCTGCTTCCGTCATGCCTGTAGGCGTTCTGACATTTTTAGATATTCTAACCCATATTCTACCATCCCAGCGATATAGCAATTGCGGGAAGTAATCAATACGTAAAAAGTAATCTCCAACTTGTGGATTTTGTGGGAAACTTATACCAGCTCCAGTTGGGAATCCATTTGGTGCTTCTCCGGTGCCATCTAAATATCCTGTCGTATATCCAAAACTTCTTGGGCTACTACGTGCAATGAATTGGAATGCCGGATCACAATCTGCTCTCCAATCCATATCCTGATTAATTGTACCAGTAAATCCCGGTAGTTCTGGGTTAGCATCAGCAGTTGCATATGTATTATCAGCAGTACCGTATGGTCCGGTAATTTGTCCCATTGAATATACTGTTAATATTTTGTTCCCTGTTACCTGCCCTGAATTAGTATCTGTTCTTTCAGGTGCTAAGGTAACTGTTTCTAAATTGACAGTGTTGAAAATATCTAACTTATCATATCCCATATCAGCCGTCATGTCCCAAATACTTTTTATTGCTGCTTTAGAAATTTTAAGTACTGGGCTAGGATTTTTAAAATTAGAGTTACGAACCATCATTACTCTAACATTTATAACTGGATTACTACCATTTGTATTAACCCCAACCGGTGGTGCAGGATTATTAATGGCTCGGGATAAAACTCCATCACTTGAATATTCACCGTACGTGGGTACAATATATAGATTACTTCTATCGTAACCTGCCTTAGGTACAAGACGTTCTGCTTCAACAAGGGCAGCATTGTTAATTTCAATGTTCTTATTGTAAGTAGCAAGAATATCTTTAAGATTATCCGCGGTATCTAATTGCCAATATGTAGGATCAGGTGGGTATGTCCCGGCCGGAACATCAATTAATGCCTTGTAATTTTTATCACCGTAAGTAATTACATATCCTGCAGGATATGTTTTATTTTTGTCCCATATACCTAAATAAGTATCTTGGTCTATTGGAGCACTTAATATCTGACTAAATTCTTCACTATCAACCAATGGTTCACATTTGATACGCCATAGATGCGGGAACCAAGTTGGACTAAACCCCTCGCTAGCATAATTAGCGTCGGTAATTTGCATGAAACGTTTCAATGCAGTTGGGATAGTTTCCTTTAAGGGGTTGTAATCTAGTAAATGAGGTAATTCAATTACATCACCAACCATTAACTTTCTACCAATCAAATCAATCATATCATTATAATGAACTGTAATGAATATAATATCATTGTTTAAGAATAATCCAAACTGACTTAAATCAAAATCTAAATTCTGTACATTGTAATGTCCACGTAAACGATATACATTTGGGTCATATGTTCTGTCACGGTTTTCCAAGAATAACAAATCTTGTATATTAGTCGGGGCTAATACATCATATTCAGGTTGGGTAGCATCAATTGATGGACCTTGGTTTGTTGGACCCATATACTTATGTACATACAAATCCGTGGAACCTGCGGTGAACTGTTCTGATATTATCTTATCAAAAAAGTTATAATCATTAGTTTTATTGGGACGCCAAAGTGAAAGCCGGGGCATAATTAACCTACCTTATTACTTATTTATCGTAAATACAGACGACGGCGTATTACCAAAAACTTGACATTAAATGGTTATTGTGTTATACTACGTATTCAATTGAAACTTTGGAGTAATATATGGCTACACGTAAGCATACAGACGATCATTTTGTAAAAGCACTCAACCCCAGAGATGCTGATACAAAGTATATGGGTGAAGAACCATTCTTCCCGACCCAGCCCGAACCCGAAACAAGATTTTCAGCACTTGCTAGAAGTTTTACGTGGTACACCCGTTTCTATACTAAAAAAGACGCAAAAGAACTATTGTGTCAATATCTGGATTACAATAAGCGAACAGACGAGGCTAAGTTGGTTCGTAAGGTCCATGAAAGCGAATTCATTATTACATTGTGCTGGGTAGCACGTATGACAATGCGCGGGCTAAAATTAACCGAGCATGAAGAACTGACATTGCAAAATGATATTGGACGACTAGTCAAATCATTGAATTCTACAGAAACAAAAACTAGCGCAACCAGTGTCGTAAAAGAAGAAGTGGTTGCAACAC